CCAAGCAAGAGTTTTGTAAAGACAATACATATGTTCCTGATACGACCAAACCAGCTAAGACAATGGACATTCAGTGGCCAAGAGATCAGCAAGCTTGGCCAGTTCCACGCACAACTAATCCATGGCCACCAACAGTTCAATGTGGTGTTTGTGGTATAGGCGGTGATATAAATAAAGCGATGTCATATGTGTGTAATAACCCACAATGCCCAACAAGAGTAACTTGTATCTCAACCAAAGGAACAACAACATGAATTATAAGGTTTTACTGACTTCATTATTTTTCCTAGCCACCCCAGCCCTAGCAGCTGACCAGGTTGCTCCTCATCCAATCGCACAGTGCGCTGCGCAGATTCCATACGGCGAGCCATCCGTAAAAGCTGGTGATTCAGTAGTATGTCGTGCAGCTTATTTGCTTTCGTTCAATCCAACTACTAAGACACCAGATTGGGTTGCTTGGACATTGACTCCTGAACATGCTATTGGTTGTGTTGTCCGCACTAATGCTTTTGCTGCCGATCAGTCGCTTCCTGCTTCCGCAAAGCCAGCTGACTACGCTGGTTCTGGATATGATCAGGGACACCTTGCTAATGACGCTGATATGTCCTGGGATAATCAGGTAGAGCACGAATCATTTTATATGTCAAACATGTCGCCACAGCTTCCTTCTGTAAACCGTGGTACATGGAAGAACCTCGAATCAGCTGCTCGTGCATGGGTATACCAGACAAAGCATGCTCATACAATCTACGCTGGTAACATTGGTGGCACAAAGACAATTGGAGCCGATAAAGTTGTAGTTCCTGATTTCCTTTTCAAAATTGTTATTGATGACGTAACTAAGAAGTCCTATGCATTCTTGTTCCCTCATCATGATGGTTTGTCAGCCGACTTCACTCAATACCAGGTAACTGTTGCTGATATTGAAAAAGCTACTGGCAACACCTTTCCAGTTCCTGATGCTAAGACAGTGAAGAATCCACCAATCGCAGCTGATCTTGCTAAGATTGCTGCAGACAAGAAAGCTCAATGCAAGGGGTAACAAATGAAGTACGAAATAACTTGCGAAGAATGTGATGCAAATTTTGACGTATTATCTGATCTTATAGAGAGGGTAGATTTCTGTCCTTTCTGTGGGGAATTTATTCCTGTTGAGCCAGATGGCTGGGATGAAGAAGAAGATACATCCGACGAGTAATAAGTAGGGGGAGGAGGACTCCCCATGTGGACTTACAATGGTATTGTATTTGAAGATCGTGAAAATTGGACCTCGTTTGTTTATCTAATTACCAATCTTGTCAATGATAGAAAATACATTGGCAAGAAAGGCTTTACTTTCGCGAAGACGAAGCAAGTAAAAGGTAAGAAAAAACGAATCAAAGTTGAATCTGATTGGAAAGAATATTTTGGTTCTTCAGAAGAGCTAAAGGCAGATGTCGAAAAATTTGGCGAGAAAGCATTTCGTAGAGAAATCATAAGGCTATGCAAGTCAAAGGGAGAAGCTTCGTACTTTGAAGCTAAAGAACAGTTCTCTAGAAATGTCCTTGAGTTAGAAGAATATTACAACTCCTGGATTTCTTGCCGAATTAGAAAATCGCACTTGACTTTCCTTAATAAATGAGCTAGTATATTAATAATGCCTGCGTGGGGAAATTGGTAAACCCATCTGACTTAAAATCAGACGCTTCGGCTTGTCGGTTCGAGTCCGTCCGCAGGCACCAAATTTTAACAGGCGAAACATGAAGAAGTTTGATATCGATGAAGTTAAAGAATTTATCAGCGGCGCTTCAAATTCATCCAATATTTACATTGGAGCCGATAGCGAGCGGTATCGTGGTCGCGATAACCTCTGGTATGCTGACTACACAATTGCTATCGTTGTTCATCTTGATGGCTCACGTGGATGTAAGGTATTTGGACAAGTCGTTACTGAGCGAGATTTTGACAAGAGGCACGATCGCCCAGCGTATCGCCTGATGAATGAAGTGTACAAGGCATCCCAGATGTACCTTGATCTTTACGAAGCAATTGGTGATAAACACTGCGAAGTTCATTTGGATATTAATCCTGACGAGCATCATGGCTCATCTTGCGTAATTCAGCAAGCGACTGGTTATATCCGTGGCATGTGTGGTTTCGCACCAAAGGTAAAGCCAGAAGCTTTTGCTGCTTCGTATGCAGCTGACAGACTCAAGGAAATCCTTGCTTAATTAATGGGGGATAGGCGACAGTAGACGACGCTCGCCGCTCATAACGGCGCTAAAGCAGGTGCGAGTCCTGCATCCCCTACCATTATAAAGGAAGTAAGCATGAAATCATGGCAGGCTAAAGCAACTGTCAGAATGAATGAATTATTCAAACCTATTCAACGTCAAATAATGATGACGGATGATATTAACGATCTTATACTTCTTTCTACAGTTATGATGACAACTGCAAAGAGGATTTATATAGACCGTTATGGTGTAGAAGATGCTAAAGAGTTAATGAGAACTATTACTGAACAATAGGAGTATATAATGGCACATCCGCATAAGAATCGTCCCCGTAAGGGTCGTCGTAAGATTGGTTCAAAGAAGCGTAGGCAGCGGAATAACCGCAAGAAGAAGTGAAACTACTAGTAACCTTGTTCGCCCTGATACTTTCTTCCAGTGCTATTGCTGGCGAGTATCAGGGCAAAGCGTCTTGGTATAAAGGCGGAAAGATAACAGCACAAGGTAAGAAATTCAACCCAACTAAATATTCAGTAGCACATCGTACTCTTCCTTTCGGTATGATGTTAAGATTAACGAACGTTAAAAACGGCAACACTATTGAAGCTGTTGTAAACGATAGAGGACCGTTCGTTAGAACAAGAGAACTTGACGTTTCGAGTAGCGCCGCTCAAGCTTTGGGCTTTTTTCATAGTGGTACAGCGAGACTAATAATAGAAGTTCTTGACAGGAGAAATTAAAATGTACAGATTAATTTTAGCAGCTGTAGTAGCTTTTGGTTTGATAGGAATACCCTCTACAGTTGCGGCAAAACCGGCAGAAATTCATAAAGTAAAAAAGCATAAACATAGAAAAAAGGCAGCAGTCGTAAAAGCAGAACATAATCCGTTCCTGCGCTGCGAAGGTTGTAGTTCAGCACCAGTTACGGTTTCTTCAGCTTCTAGCGAGCAAACGGCGGGCGAGTATTTTACAGAAGATAGAGCACGCACGGTCGCTCAAAAATTATTAGCAAGCCCGTTAGAACCTACACGTGAACAGAAGCGTCAGCAGGTAGCTAAGAGCTGTTCTTGGTTCTCTTGTTCTGAAAATAACCAGGTAGTTGTTCAGGCTAAAGCTTGGGAAGGCAAAACCACTAAAAACAATCGTAAAGAGTTGAAAGACCTATTTGCTGGAGCGTTTGGTTATCCAGTAGACCCTGCTCATATTCCTTGGTGTGCTGCTTTCGCTAATGCTATCCTTCGCCGTGAGAATATGCCAACAACGAATAGTTTGATGGCTCGTTCATTCCTTAATTGGGGAATCAAAACTCATGATCCTAAAGAGGGCGACGTAGTTGTTCTTGCTAGAGGAAATAATAAATCCCTTGGGCATGTTGGGTTTTTTATGGGTTATGAATACGTAGAAGGTATTAAATATGTAAAGGTTCTTGGTGGTAACACTGATCATGCCGTTCAGGTTGGTTACTATCCTGCATCAAGAGTAATAGGATATCGCACTTTCGCTTAATTTAACAACGTGAGTATATTATGACTGATAAAGAAGAAAAATCTGCAATTATACCAAGCCTAGAAGATCATCATTATTACCTTTTATTCAAAGATTTTAATTCTGATACATCAGCTGATGCGATTGAGTTTATTCTTGCTAGAAATCTTATGCGTAAAGATAGACCAAAGTTTATGAAGATATTAATCAACTCCCCTGGCGGGGAAGTTCCTTCAGCATTTGCTTTGATTGATACTATGAAGGGATCTAAGATTCCAATTTACACATATGGACTTGGCGAAATCGCTTCTTGTGGATTGCTTACTTTTATTGCAGGCGAAAAAGGTAAACGTTATATAACAAGAAACACTGCTATTCTTTCGCATCAGTATAGTTGGGGTTCATGGGGTAAAGAGCACGAGCTTCATGCTAGAGTTAAAGAGTTTGATAACACACAAATTAGAATCGTAGAACACTATAAGCGTTGTACGGGGATGGATGAAAAGTCTATCAAGAAATACCTTCTTCCCCCCGAAGACGTTTGGCTAACTGCCAAGGAAGCGGTAAAGTATGGTATCGCGGATGAGATAGTGGACTTCTACTGAAATAAATACTTTTATAAACACCCTGAAATAAAGCTCTTAAATTGAAAAAAGTAGAAGAATAATGTGGAGACTTTGGGCTAAGGCGCTTGGAGAAAAATACGGTAATACGAATAAAGAAGCAGATAAAATTGCTTTTATTAGAACAATTATAATTATCTCATATATAACGACAAATATTTTTATCGTAGCGGGCGTAATAAGGCATTGGTGAATTGTTAAAGGTCAAAAAAGAGCATTTCTATGGATCTCAGGAAAACCATGAGATCCATTTGATCAAGCTGAAGCTAGATAAAACTGGTCTTGATGAAAAAGAAGCTCTTAATAACGGCTGGCTAATTGATAGTGGTAAATGGTACCAATGCCGTTCAGTTAGAATTAACATCTCTGAATACCTAACAAAAACTAAGAAACCAAAGCTACCAAAATCCTTGCAGTTCCATTGGGTTTGGCAAAATCAAATTACTGAAAAAGAGTCAGCTGATATTGTTTCTATTTTCAAGCAATTTACTGATCAAAAGGGGTTTGAAGCTGAGTACAACGTAAACTCAGATGTTGACCGTAGCAGTTGGTTGATTGTATATGATAACGAAGTGCCTGTGGCGTTCACTAAATTTATCCTATACAAAACAGGAATAGAAAGTCAGTTTACAGCTTGGAATTATCACAATCCTAAATTATCGCTTGGTAAAAATATTGTATGGTATGAAATTCAATGTGCAATACAGTTCTCTAATAATGAGTATTTGTATATTGGCCAGGGGTACGAAAAAGGCAGTTTGTATAAAGCAGACTTTTCTGGATTTGAGTGGTGGGACGGCGAACAATGGTCTACGGATAAAGAAAAGTACCGTAAGCTTTGTATGCGCGATTCAACTATAAATACATTACAGGAACTCGCAAAAGTGTATAAAGATGCCTAAATACGGACATAAACATAAAATTATTTCGGATAATTCGCCGGAGCTGTTGAAGATCAAAAATGATCCTCGTTTCAAAGCCCGCATAGCGAAAATTGACTCTATTCCAATCATCAAAAAATACGATGTACCTTATCTTTGCGGATATTCTAATGACGCCAAGAAAGTGTATTTTGACCGTCACCTTCCTACTAAATGGAAAGGTTATGACCTAAGCAAATTTCTACGTATTCACGAGTTTACAGAAAAAGCTATCCTAGATATTTTTGATTACAAGTATCAGCAAGCGCATCACTTTGCTTCGTATTTCGAACGTAAAGCTTTAGAAGCTGCCGGGTTGAGTTGGGACGATTACCAGGATCATTTGAAACCATATATAAAAAAGGTTCATACGGATCAACTTGATATTGTTCCGCCTGATTTAGACTTGGAACCATATGCTGACGAGAAAGAAAAGAAATTACTAACCACTCTAGCGTATTATGAAAAAAAAGAAAAAAAGTCAATCAAAGAGCATCTTTATGGTTGACAAAAAAATGAAAACCCGCTATAATGATGTTAAGGTGGTTTTCGAAAGCGATAGAACGATCTTCAAACTTTACCGAGATGGTAAACTGATCTATATAGGAGTGAAAGCAAATGAAAGTGTATCTAGAAGACCTAGTAGTGGCTGATATGATTATCAACGGATACGACCCGACGGATCCTCTTGATATTGATGCTTACTGGGATATTCGTTTGTCATGATTGGTAATGTAGTTATCTGGTCGAAGCCAGACTGCCCGTATTGTGTACGAGCAAAAACAGCTCTTTCAAAGAACGGTATTCATTACGAGGAAAAGATCCTTGATAGGGATTTCACCCGTGAACATCTGTTAGAAACATACCCGACAGCAAAGACGTTTCCCGTGATCGTTGTTGATGGGTTTTACATCGGTGGGTATACTCAGCTCGCAGAAAAACTAAACGAAGAACTAAATAAGCCACAAATCCTCTTGAATGAATAGGTGATATTATGACAACTTATCAGCGTGATACTCTGCTTGCTGATCTCAAGCAGAAGGTATGTGAAGTGACTTTTAATAAGGTAAACGGCGAAAAGCGTATTATGCGTTGTACGCTAGATCAACGTTACATTCCAATCAGCATAGACTCCAAACACCTAGACGAAGAACACAAGAAGCGTGAGAACAAAAACGTTATAGCTTGTTGGGATGTTCATGCCGGCGGTTGGCGTTCTTTCCGTATCGACTCAGTAGAATATGTTCAGGAAATTGACGGGTACTAAAAATGTCAAAGTTAGTTTTGGTTGAAACTATCTCGCAGTTTCTTCATCGTTATGCCGTTGAAATTCCTGAAGGCGATGACAACACTTGGGCAGTCGAAGATGTTATTCTCGACCCAGGAACAGTAGAAGAAATGAGTCAACGCCACCTTGGCGAGTTTGACATTTCAAGTAGAACAATCACTAAAGAAGAATACCTGCGCCTCTTCGACGAAGATAATGATTATCTTAAGCAATGGCCAGAAAAACAAAAACTGGGTTTCATCCACAAATCAAAATCTTTGAAAGGAGAATAATATGGCATACTGGGGGTTTCATCTAATGCTTGATTGCGCAGAACTTGATCATGCGTGTATCACCAGCGAAAATACTATTTACAATTTCGTGAAGCGTCTCGTCAAGGACATTGACATGGTCGCATATGGCGAACCACAGATCGTAAATTTTGGATCTGGTAATAAGGCTGGGTATACTCTTGTTCAGCTTATCGAAACTTCAAACATTTGTGCTCACTTTGTACCAGACGACGGTATGGGCGGTAATGCTATGTACCTCGATGTATTTTCTTGCAAAGAATATGATGATCAGGTTGTTATCAATCTCGTCAAGGAATTCTTTGGCGCTAAGTATATCCGCCCTAATTACCTAACACGTCAAGCCTAAAGGAGGTTATTATGCACGATTTTGACGATTGGAAAGAATCAGAAAACAAGAAGCGTAACGCTAAGAGAATCGGTGAATTGATTCCTGCTGTTACGTTTAAAACACGTGTCCGTGACGAAAGCGTTGACGGATCTAATCCTTACCGTTGGAAGGACGTAAACAGCTACGATTTGTTTGGCGACAAGAGAGTTATTATTTTCTCTTTGCCCGGAGCTTTTACGCCAACTTGCGATACGTTTCAGCTACCTGATTTTGATTTTATGTATGATAAGTTTCGTGAACACGGTATCCACGAAATCTATTGTATCTCAGTCAACGATGCTTTCGTTATGAATGCTTGGGCTAAGTCACAGAGCCTCAGAAACGTAAAGATGATTCCCGACGGAAATGGAACATTCACCCAGAAAATGGGGATGTTGGTCGATAAAGAAAATCTCGGTTTCGGCGAACGTAGCTGGCGTTACGCAGCCATTGTAAACAACGGCGTTGTTGAAGCTTGGTTCGAGGAACCTGGTTTTACAGACAGTGCTGAAGATGATCCTTATGGCGTTTCGAGCCCGGGAAACATTATGAAGTACTTGGGTAAGTCCGTTGATCCTACTTCTTGATAGAATAACAAATGCACCGAATGTAGACTTTAATATGTCTACATACTTTGAAGCTACAAAAGTCGATGGTTTGGTATTAGAGTT